TTCGCTACATAATCATTGGGTATATCAAAATGCTAGCGGTTCAACTTATAACGGCGCTATGCTTATATCAGGTCCACGCAATACCGGATCACTAGGAGATGAACCTGAATTAACGCGTTGGTTTGTTACACGTGGAGATGGCGGCGACCATATCAATAGTACACAAATATTTAGTAGTGGCTCCGTACATCAAATAACCGGTTCGTTAACTATAACTAATAATCTTTTTGTATCAAATAGTATTAATTCACAAACACGTAATCTATATAGTACTAATGGAGCCGTTAGTGTAGATTGGGATAATAAATTCCTTCGTGACCCAGCGGGGGGCCCATCGATTGATTGGAATTCTAGAGAGTTATATGATCAAAACAACGGTACCTCAGTGAATTGGGCTCTGAGAGCATTAATTGATACTGTCGGAAGTACTAGTATAGATTGGGAAGGTAGAGCACTACAAACGCCCGCGGGCTACCAAATACTATGGGATAACGACAATTTTTATCCAAGCCCTGATGATTCGGTTAATTTAGGTTTTAGTGATGGTGTTACCGATAAACGTTTTAGACGTGGTTACTTTTCTAGAGAAGTATATGCTAGTGATTTTGTAGGTAATCTTGACGGTACCGCTTCTTATGCTACACAGGCATTATCTGCTTCTACTGCTAGTTTAGCAACTACAGCATCATATATCAATCCAACGTTTATATCAGCATCTGCAGCTGCAGCTGGATTTGGGTCAGGTGGTTCTATTAATACTAGTGCTTTTGCAACTACTGGTAGTAATACATTTAATGGCAATCAAACAATAACCGGATCTTTAAGAGTTACTGGGTCTTCTATATTGCCATCGATGGATTCTATTTTTGGTGGTGGCGAAGATGGAGATCTTGTATCGACATCGGGTACTACAACATTAACACGAGATTTCTTTTATCGTAATATAACATTAGGAACATCTACCATTAACACAGGTAATTGGAGACTGTTTTGTCAAAATTTAACTTTTAGTGGTAGTGGAGCAGCTATAGTAAATAATGGTGGTGCGGGAAGTAATGGTAGTAGTGCTGGTGGAGCCAATGGAGCTGGTGTTTCGGGCATTGGATTTATAGGAAGTTCTCAAGCTGGTGGTAATGGATTCGGGCCTGGAACAGCGGGGCCGGCCGCTGGAGGTACAGCAACTGCTATTAGTACATTAACTTTAGGTTTTACTTCTAATGTACCTGGAGCTAGTGGTAAAGGTGGTAACACTGCAGCACGTGCCGGTGGAGCTGCAGGTGCCACTAATGCCGTAACTAATATTAAATATATATCGACTATACCTTTTGTTGATCATTTAATACGAGCATCTGGTGTTAGTACATTTGCATTAGTACAAGGAGGTACTGGAGGGCGAGGAGGCAGTTCAGGAGCATCAGATGTAGCTACTCCTACTAGAGGCGGCGGCGGAGGTGGTGGTGGAGCAGGTAGTGTAGTTGTATTCGCAAAAACAATCAATATCACAAATGCGGTAGCACCTGTATTTTCAGCTCAAGGAGGCGCTGGAGGTAATGGAGGTTCAACTTCAACTGCAGATGTAGCAGGTGGTGGAGGAGGAAGTGGTGGCTCTGGAGGATATATTATAGTAGTTTATAAAGAACTTATAGGAGGACCACTTGTTGGTGCATTAAATGCTTCAGGAGGTGCTGGCGGTAATGGAGGTTCAGGTGGAGTATCTGGAGCTGCTATAACTGGAGGTAACGGAGGCGGCGCCGGAGGCGGTGGTAGAATTGTACTTATTAATGTATCAACAGGTCTAGTAACGCATGTGTTAGGTACTAATGGAGCAAATGGATCCGCAGCAACAGGCACAGCGGGTGGTGCGGGTGCTACTTCTTCAGTAACAATAGATTTATAAAATATGAAACGATTAACAGTACAATGTCCTTCTTGTCAAGAAATAATGATAACAATTGATAAAGAAGAATTTAATTTATTTGATTATCAAATACGAGAAGTCGTTAACGGCAATTTACGTATCACGTCTGCGTTTACATGTAGTTGCGGCGAAAATGTTATTGCTACAGAGAATGATATAACTGATATTTAATAGCGTTATATCGTAATATAGTTTAATAACACGTGATATTTATAAGAAAGGCGAAATATGTCAACTGACATTCCAATTTGGCCAGGTAGTTCTTCATTTTGTCCTGGAGAAACGCCGTTCGGCTTTTACGATTACGATTATGAATTTCAAATCGATGCTGATAAAGTAGCCGATTGGTGCGCAAAGCGTTTGGGCTATCCTATCAATGATATTGAATTGCAGGATATACAGTTTTATGCTTGTTTTGAAGAAGCTGTAACTGAGTACGGAGCTCAATTAAATGCGTTTAACATTCGTGATAATATGTTAGGTCTTATCGGTGGTAACACTGGTAGTAATTTAACAGGTAAACAAATCATTCCTAGTTTTGGTGGTATATTTAGTTTAGCATCGGCGTACGGAACAGAAGCTGGCTCTGGTGGTAACGTTACATATTATACCGGTAGTGTTGCAATGACGCCGGGTAAACAGATATATGATTTAACAGATTCCAATATTGTTAAATTGGAAGCAGGTAGTCTAGGTTTTGATAATATTGAAATCAAACGTATATATCATGAAGCTCCTCCAGCATTAGTAAGATTCTTTGACCCGTTTATAGGTACTGGTATTGGTACACAACAAATGTTAGATTCATTTGGTTTTGGTAGTTATTCGCCAGGTGTATCATTTATGATGATGCCTATATATGCGGATATGCTTCGTTTACAAGCTATTGAATTTAACGACACGGTACGTCGTTCTGCATATTCATTTGATATTAGTAGAGACCGTTTACGTATATTTCCGATACCAGATGGACAAAATGTTACCAAGGTACACTTTGATTATATTCTTAAATCAGAACGTGCTACAGGAGCATCAGCAGTTATAACTGGTACAATATCAGACTTTTCAAATGTACCGTACGAGAACGTAGTTTATCAGTATATTAATAGTGTCGGAAGGCGATGGATTTACCGTTACACTTTGGCTTTAGCAAAAGAATTGCTAGGTTATGTACGTAGTAAATATTCATCATTACCTATACCAAATGCTGAAATAACACTTAACGGTTCTGAATTAGTTGCTAACGGCCAGACTGAAAAGGATGCATTGATAACAGAGTTGCGCGAGGTATTAGATACAATGTCACGCCAAGCACAATTAGAACGCAAGCAAGCTGAAGCTGATTCGTTAGCTTCACAATTGTCTAAAGTACCAATGAAAATATACATAGGATAATATGGCACTATTTGGCGGTCGACGTGACGTAAGTTTGATAAAGTCGATTAATCGTGAACTAGTTAATCGATATATTGATACAGAGATTGTTCTGTACAAACTAAATCTACAGTCGACAAAAACAAACATATATAACGAATCGAACAATAAGTTTTATTATCAGCCAGTACGTTTGCATAGTTTAATCACACGTGACGCCAGAACAAGTACATCAGATGATTATGGTATTGATACGGCACGTACAGCACAGTTTGCATTTTTTAAGCCTGAGCTTGCAGAACGCAATGTTGTGTTAGAAGTTGGCGATGTTATATACCATGATGCTAAGTATTATGAAATTGATAACTTATCTTATGCCCAAGAATACTTTGCCGGTAAGGATGAATTAACTGATTTGGGATATACACAAAGCGAACGTGGCGGATTTGGTCTAGACATTTCTGTTGTTGTTGAAGCACATATAACACGTATGAATATGATACAAATTGAACCTGTACGCTCTGGCATTAATAAAACCAATCAAGTACCTAGGAACCTATAATGGCTAAACCACAATTAAATAAAACATATTCTAGTTTTTCTAAGAATCAAGGTATTGAACGCGCGCAAGAAATACGTCGCGATAATGATACTATCAAAACACCTAGTTGTACGATTTTTGATATTGATAATGCAATACTATCATATGTAGCCGATGTAATACGTCCGGAGATTGTAGAAAATGAACAAGTTATACCCGTACCTGTAATTTATGCTTCAGGCGAAAAGTGGGCACAAATTAGAGCAAACGGCTTTATGTATGATGCCGAGGACCGTATGATGACACCGGTTATAACGCTACGTCGTAATAGTATTACGGAACGTGATACGATGAAAAAGCTTGATGTTAACTGGAATCCAGAAACGCGCGATGATTATGCTAGAAATACATTAATGTTTGAAAATCGTTTTACAAAAACAAATCGTTACGATCGTTTTTCAGTACTACAAGGTACGCGTCCGAGTAGAGAACTTTATGTTTCTAGTATACCTGAGTATGTAGATGTATCGTACGATTTGTTAATATGGACAGAGTATACAGAACAGTTAAATTCTGTTATTGAGCAGATAATGCCAACGGGTGGATTTGCTTGGGGTACAACTTGGAAGTTCGTTACTAATATACAAGACTATACCTTTGATACAGTTTCTACGCCAGGAGAAGATCGCGCAGTTAGAGCTACATTGCCGTTAATGACAAAAGGTACTTTACTAATGCCATATGAATTAAAACGTTCTAGTTTGCAAAAACGTTTTTCTACAAAGCGCATTACATTTGGTAATGAAACAACTTCATTCAATGCAAATACAGATACGCCGCCTCCGGGAGGATTTTAACGTATATTTATTAAAAAGGTAAAAAGGTTATGAGTCAAGAAATCAAGTTTACTCAAGAAGAGTTAGATCAAATCAAACAAATTCAAGACAAGAATACTGAAATTGTTTTTACGTTAGGCGAAACGGAATTAGAAATACGTTTGTTAAAACAACAACTAGAATCTCTAGAGATAGAACGTGAACGTATACATTCATCATTCGCAGATTTGAGAAAACAAGAACGTAGTATAGTCGAAGAACTTAATAAAAAATACGGAGCCGGTCAGGTAGATTTGCAAAGTGGCATATTTATTCCAACTGTGTAAAGTGTTTGGCAAATTGCTCCGATATTTATAAGAAACATTTTATTAATAAATTAGGAGTAAACTAATGGCCGAAACAATTGTTTCACCTGGTGTATTTACTAACGAAGTAGATCAGTCGTTTTTACCGGCTGGCGTTGCTGCTATCGGAGCTGCTATTATCGGTCCCACACAAAAAGGACCTGCAGGTATTCCGATTCGAGTAACTAGTTATGCTGACTTTTTACAAAAGTTTGGCGGCGCGTTTACAAGTGGTTCGGGTGCATCAGAAAAATCATACAAATATTTAACTAACTATGCTGTACAGGAATACTTGAAGTACGCCGACACGATGACAGTAGTTAGAATATTAGCTGGTAATTATAGTCCAGCATCATCTAGTATTAATTCATCGGGTGGCGCAGCTACACGCGCTGCTGCTAGTGTTAACTTATCTGCGTTAGGTACTGCAAGTTACAATTTTGGTAATGGATCTGCAGAAACTAACGGTATACGTATTGAAACAGCTAATGGAGCACTCATCGGAACGTTTATAAGTAGTTCAATAAGCACGTTTTATGGAGCAGCGAATCAAGGTTTATTTACGGGCGGTATTAGTGGATTAGTTAATTTAATTAATAATACAGCTGAATTAAGTGCACAAATATCTGCATCTTTTAGTAGTACTACATTACAAATAACATCATCTGTAGCTGGTACGATTGGTAACGGTATTAAAATTTTTACCGGTTCATATTATCAACTTTATAGTGATGTGCCAACCGCAGCAGTATTAGGTGCTACATTGAGTGGCGGTACTGATCAAAGTGTTGCGGTATTTACATTGACAACACTTAGTGACGGTGCTGATCAGAATAGCGAATCTACAGAAGGTACTAACGGAGTACTTCCATCGGGTAGTATCAATAATATACGTTGGGAAGTAACATCACGTAACACTACAAAAGGTACGTTTAACTTGATTATACGTCGTGGTGATGATACTAATAATAGAAAGACAATTGTTGAACAGTATAATAATTTAACACTCGATCCTAATTCACCTAACTATATTGCTTCAGTGATTGGTGATCAGTATTATACATTAACTGATTCTGGAACATCGGATCCGTTCTTACAACTAACTGGTGATTATCCAAATCGTTCTAAGTATGTACGTGTTACGGTTCATAAGAACACTATCAATTATTTAGATAGTAACGGTAATGTACGTGATAGTAGCTTATCATACTTAATTCCAGCAGTAAGCTCAGGAAGCTTTGGTGGCGGTAGTAATGGTACTGTTGTACATCCAATATTATTTAACGAAAGTATTGATAATACAAATACCCAAGGATTTAACTTAGCTTCTGGCCAAGTTGGTAGAACAGCGTATATTGACGCAATCCGTGTATTAAAGAATCAGGATGAATATGATATTAACTTGTTAGTTCTTCCTGGCGTTGTTGATAACTTTACGAACCACGCCGCTGTATTAACAGAAGCCGTTAATATGGTCGAAAGTCGTGGTGATTGTTTCTTAGTTATCGACCCGGTAGAGCATGGAGCATCTATTACAGACGCAACTAGTCAAGCCGGAGATCGTGATAGTAATTATGTTGCTGAATATTGGCCATGGGTAAAAGTTCCAGATCCAGATCTAGGACGTAACGTATGGGTTCCTGCAAGTACTTTGATTCCGGGTGTTTATGCATTCTCTGATCGTGTTGCTGCTCCATGGTATGCACCAGCTGGTTTAAACAGAGGTGGTATTGATATCGCAGTTCAAACCGAACGTAAGTTGACCCAAGCTAATCGTGATACACTTTATGAAGCTAGTGTGAATCCAATTGCAACTTTCCCTAACAGTGGTGTAGTTGTATATGGTCAAAAGACACTTCAGAAGAAAGCATCCGCATTGGATCGTGTTAATGTACGTCGTTTGTTAATCGCAGCTAAGAAATTTATTGCATCAACAACCAAGTTCTTAGTATTTGAAAACAATACGGCAGCGACAAGAAATAGATTCTTAGCTATTACAAACCCATACTTTGAAAACGTACAACAACGTCAAGGTTTATATGCGTTTAAAGTAGTGATGGATGAAACAAATAATACTGCAGATGTAATTGACCGTAATGAAATGCGCGGAGCAATTTATTTACAACCTGCTAAATCTGCTGAATTTATTATTATCGACTTTAATATTCTTCCAACGGGTGCTTCATTCCCTGAATAAGAATTACGGAATAAGAATATTTATATAAAAGATTTAAGGAGAAAATAAAATGGCAGAATTATTATCACCCAATGAAATATTTTATACGGCTTTCGAACCTAAACTTTCGATGCGCTTTATAATGTATGTAGAGGGTATTCCATCATATTTAATTAAAGCAGCTTCTCGTCCAAGTATTGATCAAGGTGAAGTAATTCTAGATCATATTAACGTTGAGCGTAAGCTAAAAGGAAAATCACGTTGGCAAGATGTAACAATTACATTGTATGACCCAGTAGTTCCTTCCGGCGCGCAAGCTGTAATGGAATGGGTTCGTTTACACCACGAATCAGTAACTGGTCGTGATGGTTATAGTGACTTCTATAAAAAGGATATCACTTTTAACAGTTTAGGTCCAGTAGGTGATAAAGTAGAAGAATGGACATTGAAAGGAGCTTTCATTAGTTCAGCTACTTTTGGAGATATGGATTGGGCAACTGAAGATCCGGTGAATATTGAATTAACTATTAAATACGATTACGCAATCTTGCAATTCTAATTCGTATTGAGATACTTTGTAAAGACCCGTTTTCGAACGGGTTTTTTACTGTTCGTAGATATTTATATAAGATAATGATAGATCCAATAGAACATTACGGCACAAAGATTAACGAATCTATTTCGGCTGCAATTGGTGCGGCTGTAGGAGCAGTTGTGTTAGGAATTAAAGTTAAGAACATTATCAAAGATATAATGAAACTCGGAAAAGAAGATTCTGAGTTAAAGTCAGCAGCTATAGATTATGTACATCAGGCACAACGTCTAAAGGATTTAGCTGATAGTTATTGCGAAAGAAATCCAGATGCCCCTGGGTGTAAAGGGCGAAAGAAATAAATTTACGTTTAAACAAAAGTTATTAAAGGATTATCATGCCAACGGTTAATGATGAGTACAAAAAGTCTACGGAACAAATGTCTGATGCAACATTAAAAGCACTTGCTATCGAACAATATCAATCACAACAACAAACTTTAGCAAAAAGTACATATACAGGTCCTACGGAAATTGTAGAGTTACCTAGCGAAGGTAAACCATATCCAGCGGGTCATCCTTTAGCATCGGGTAAGATTGAAATGAAATATATGACTGCTAAAGAAGAAGATATTCTTACTAATCAGAGCTATATTAAGTCTGGTGTTGTATTAGATAAATTATTTCAAGCTCTTATCGTAACACCAGTAGATTATAATGATCTTTTGTTAGGTGATAAAAATGCTATAATGGTAGCAGCTCGTGTTTTAGGTTATGGATCTAAGTATAAAGCTAAAGTAGCTACACCATCGGGTAATACACAAGAAATTGAAGTTGACTTAACACAACTAGGTAATAAAGAAATTGATTGGTCTTTATTTACTGAACAAGGCAAGTGTGAATTTGATTTTGAATTGCCAGTAACAAAACGCACTGTAACGGTTAAGCTGTTAACTCAACGTGATAGTAAAAAAATAGAAGCTGAATTAGCAGGTCTTGCTAAAATTAAACAAGATGCTCAATTAACAACACGTATGAAATATATGATAGTAGCCGTCGACGGTAATCGTGACAGTGTTACTACTCGTAAGTTTGTAGATGAAATGTTAGCTATTGAAAGTCGAGCTGTTAGAAACTTCGTAAATACTGTTACGCCTGATATCGAACTTAAAGTAGATTTGGTCGATGAGGTGACCTCAGAACCCTTTCGCGGTTCATTTACCTTCGGATTGGACGCTTTTTGGCCTGACGCCGGAATATAAGTTAACGATCAATCAAGAAATCTTCGATCTAGTATTTCACGGCAAGGGTTTTACGTATGAAGACGCGTATAATATGCCGGTTCACCTTAGACACTTCTTTATACGCAAATTACAAAAGTACTTTGAAGATAAGCGTGTAGCTGAAGAAAAAGCAGCAAAAGAAGCACGTAGTCGTAATCGTAAGAAATAAAAGCGTAACGATATTTATTAATAAAAAGGATATCGAATGTCTTTTAATAAACTAGAATCTCGTTTACTTAAGGAAGGTTCATTTTACGAACGTATGTTCGCAGATATCATACAAGCTTTATTTCGTCCGGCTGCTCGTAAGTTTTTTAAACAAATAGCTAAAGATATAGATACTGATCCAAAAGTAGCTAGTGATTTCCAATCGTTAATTGATGCTAAAAAGGGTTGGGAACAATGGAAAAAAACAATGGAAAAAGAGTATCCCAATCTTAAAGGTAAGTTAGACTAATATGGCTAAAAAACTATCACCTGCTGAAGAACAAGCTAAACTATTAAAAGAAGCTCAGTCATTGGGTAGAGCCCTAGGACTGGAGTATGAAAATATAGCAGATCTACAAGACTTGATTTTAAAAAATCAAGTCAAGTCAACTGCACAGATAATTAATCAGTTAAAATTAGCTCGTGAAGCACAGGACGATTTAGAAACTGATATTAAATTACAAAAACAGAAAAACAAAACAGAAGAAATTGGTTTAGACTTAGCTTCTAAGATGTTACAAACTAAAGAATCGATTGATACTGCACAAAAGTCAATATTTACAAATACAGAAGCTACATATAAAAAGTTAAAAGAAACTTTATCAACCAGAAAAAAAGAAATTTCTAAATTAGTAGCTATGGGCGATATTAGTAGTAAAGTTGCACAAGATTCGCTTAAACAATTAGAATTAGAAGAAGAACGTATTGATTCGTTACAACGTATTCAGGATCAATATCAGTCACAGTTTGATACACTTACATCGATAGGAAACTATCTATCGAAAAACTTTGGTGCTGTTGGCAGTGTACTACAAAAAAGTATAAATAAAGGTATGTCGACATTTGTCGATGGTATAGCTGAAGGTAAATCTTCGACAGAAGCTATGCAAGGAGCTATGAAAGCTTTCGGCGGCCAAGCTACTGCCAGTATTACTAAAATGTTAAGTTTAGTTGGTATAGTAACATTGCTATATGATATTTTTGTAGATGCTAGTAATCAAGCTAAAGAATTAGCATTAAATACTGGAATTACGTTTTCTCAAGCTAGAAAATTAACAGATGAAGCACGTAATGCAGCTTCATCATATGGTATACAATTAGCTACTAGTAAAGAAATTTTAGAAGTACAACAAGCCACTATATCAGAGTTTGGTACCATGGCTATGATGTCAACTGATATTGCAGCACAGGTTGCTGAGACAGGAAAGGCTTTTGGATATGGAGCGCAACAAGCAGCTTTAGTTAACAATCAGTTTATGTCAATGGGCGCTAGTAGTGAAGACGCAGCTAATATGCAGCGTGAATTAGCTGCAGAAGCTCTTAAAGCCGGTGTTAATGTTGGTACTGTAATGAAAGACATTACAGCTAATGCTAAACAAGCTAGTAAATACTTTGGCGGTAATATTAAAGCCTTACGAGATGCTGCTGTTCAAGCTGCTAAGTTAGGTATATCTTTAAAGGATATGACTAGTATATCTGATAAATTGCTAGATATAGAATCGAGCCTACAGAGTCAGTTTGAATTACAAGCTATGACTGGTAAGCAGATTAATTTAGATAAAGCACGTGAGTTAGCATTAGAAGGAAAAATATCAGAAGCATCGAAAGCTGTATATGAGCAAATCGGCGGTATTGCTGAATTTGAAAAAATGCGTCCGTTGGAACGTAAAAAGTTAGCTGAAATGATGGGCATGGAAGTTGATGAGTTGGGAAAATCATTAGCTATACAAGAAAAATTAGGTGACTTAACTGCGGAACAACAGGCAGCTGCTATGAATTTAGGTTTGAGTGCTGCTGAAATAGCAAATATGGATGCTGATCAACTAGAAAGTAAATTAGCACAACAACAAAGTTTGGAAAAAACAAATCAAGCTTTATCAGCTGCAAAAGATCAAATAGCTAGCGGGTTATTACCAATAGCACAAGCATTTGCAGATGTATTAGCATCTATAGCTCCAGTACTTAAGTTTTTAGGAGATTTGGTTTGGGTTATAACATGGCCATTTGTAAAGTTAGTTGAACTAGCAAAAACATTTGGAGACTATTTATCATCATTTTTACCTAAATGGGAAGAAATGGGAGCTGTAGGTAAAACTATAGTTGGTATTCTTAAAGCATTAGCAATCGGTGCTATAATATGGGGTTCATGGTCAGCCTTTGGCGGTATTCCATTTATTGGTCCGGCGTTAGCTATCGGTACCGCAGCTGCTGGTATATCATTGGTAAATAGTATAGTAAAAACCGGTGACTTAGCAATGGGTGCAAATGGCGGTCCAATTGTTACGAACCCTAGAGAAGGAACAATATTCCAAGGTACTAAAAATGATGAAGTAGCTATGGGCCCTGGTGTTATTGAAGCTGCACAATCCGGTGGTGGTACGACAGTAGTACAACAATCAGGCGGAACAGATACAGCATTAATAACAGCTTTAATGGCAAAAATGGATGCAATTGCAGCTGCGTTAGCAACACCAGTACCAGTACAAATCGGCGATCGTGTGATTACAGAAATAGGTACGCAATTAGCAGTAAATAAAACATATAGAACAGGTGTAGGAGGTAGATAATGCCATTAATGACAATGACGTCGGATTTATCGTGGTACGGAAATCCAGGCTGGACTCCGAATCCTAACACACAAACAACTGATTTTCAGTATAATGCGGACTTAACAACTACGGCTATACCACGTGGTTTCGATCAAGCAGGACATCAAGTATCATTTATACCACGTACAACACAGGATGCGTATCCTATCGATACTGCATTGGGTCCTAATGGCAGTGCAAAGCGTAAGGCACAACGTGGTAATGGTAGTTTATTTCCGATCGGACCGAATGGACAAGTACATGTATTTGACACAAAACGTACGGGTTGGTATATTGAAGATCGTTACGGCGATACATTTTCAAATAAAACATTAACGGGATTAGCAGCTACATATACAGCTAACTCTCCGATTGATGATATGTACAACAAGTTTAAAGTACGTGATGAGGCATATAACCCATATGGAAATATGCCATTTATATTGAGAGGTATTCAACGTGATGGTAGTTCAGCCCCGCAACGTTGGGGAGATATAAACACAAACTTTGAAATTAAAAGTCTCGCGGATATTGCTAAACTTAGATTTTTAACAGATACCAAAACAGTTGCCGGCGCAGTATCGGCATTGGACGTGCCGCGTGCCGGCATAGCAGCATTTACGGATCGTACGATACATGATACGATTCGTGTTGGTAAGTTCTTACTGCATCCACGTGGTAATGCGTTTATTGCAAAACAACAGTTATTACGCTTAATGTCGCCTAACATTGAAGGCGTTTCTGGCAGTGTTTATAAGCTTAGTCCTCAGAAATTATATAATCCTGTTAACACGCTATTAACAGTAGCAGGTGTTGGTATTGGGTTACATGCTAGAAATTACGGAATGTTACCAACCGGTGGTTTAAGTCGTTATGAAGATATACATAAAGCTAGGGAAATTGCGCAACTTGGTAGTGTTGCTAATCGTTTGGTACGTTTAAATGATCAACGTACTGGAAACAGAGTTTCGCAAGTAATACCTACATGGAACGTACTCACAGGATATACAGGTCCTGATAGTTTCGGCGGCATCGGTATTACTGACTTTAAACGTATTTCGGATTATGATACATACAGAACAAATGATATACAACCAGCTGCTATATTAGATTCGTTAACAGCTGAATATGATCGTTTTAATCCATATGTAAAATCTCGAGAAGGATTTGCTGCGCCAGGAGCATTTAGCGATCCTCAGAACAGTGTAGATAGTCGTAATTTACAATCTATATTATCTACATATCGTAAAAATTCTCTTTTTACGCTCGGAACTCGTTTTTATATTAGTTCTGCAATACCAAAAGATAAAACTAGATTTCCAATCGGTAATAGTATTGATAGACAGTTAAATTTTCATAACGATACTATTAATAATTACGGCGACGCTCTTAAAATACGTTTTCGTACGACTAGCTATTCTGAACCATATGTAGGTGATAGAACTGATAGTAGTGCTACGATTACTAATAACACCAAACCGTTAACGGAAGACGGTGCTGAAAGTAAGCTTAAAGGTAGTTTAAAAGCTAAAGTAGATTCAAATACTTTTACTGGTATTCCTACTAAAGCTCCTAATCCAGCTAAATCAGAAGATAATACACCTGCAATTGCTAAATATAAAACATTAGCATATGGTCGTATACCAGTACGACAAAGCAGTACTAACACATTAGACTTTAGAACGGGTACGGATTACAATGTATCAGCAGTGCCGATGTCTAAACATGTAGATACTAGTAAGGATAAACGTTTAGATGTATCAGACAACGTCGATCATAGTTTGATTACTCTGACTATTGGAGGTCAATCATTTATAGCATATTTACAGTCTTTCAATGAAAGTAATAATGCTAGTATTTCTGATTTAAAAGCTTTAGGTATTTATCAAACATATATGTATGATAGTTATGAACGTTCTATTGGTTTAACGTTTACGGTAGCTGCTAGATCAAAAGAAGAATTGGCTAAGAACTGGCAAAAGCTTAAAGCTTTACAAAATTTAACATTACCATCTATAAACTCAGAAAAGTTTTGGAGACCTAAAACCATATCACTTACAATAGGTGATATATACAGCGGTCGTCAAATAATTTTAACATCTGTTAATATAGATGTTGATACCGAGACGCCATGGGAAATAACAACCGGACAACAAGTACCGTACTACGTTACTGTCGATATACAAGCTACGATACCATCAATTGATGGAGCTACATTCTCAGGATTTAGCGTTGATACAAGAGCAATTGCTAATTCTATTAAAGACTCACCACAAAAAGTTCAGCGTACGGTTAGTGAATTAAATTTGATTGACGGTAACGACCAACAAGTTGATAAAGATAGTAATATATCTAATGAACCGACAGACACAGTTGCGCCAATTACTGATATGGCATAATTATAATAAATTACATGTATGAATAGATATCGAGAAAATACACTGACAGGACGACGTTACGATACTACGGTATATCCTAATTTTACAGAACGTGAGTCTGACTACTATATCTTTTCACGTGAAGGCGATCGTTTAGATTTATTAGCAAATGCTTTTTACGGCGATCCGTCGTTATGGTGGGTATTAGCTCAAGCTAATTATTTAGGTAAAGGTAGTTTAATGGTACCGGCCGGACTACAAATACGTATACCATTTCCAATTGATGAACTTAATTTTGAGTTAGAACGAGTTATAAAAGAACGATAATATGGCAGAAAATTTCTTTTTTAGAACGCCAACGGAAGCTAAAAAGTTTGTAGCTGAACATAAAGCTCAATACAAAGCAACGTCTCGTGTTGTTAAACTTTATATAAATTCTGGCGGCCAACGTATATTTCCAATGGATAGTAACCCACGTGGTGGTCAATCTGCATTGACGTCTACTAATACTGTAATGCTAAAAGGAGCACAAATCAGTTTGGATGGTGATTACGGAACATTGCGTCGAGCTAAAGTTGAGTTAATATTTCCTAATCATGCTTCATTTGAACATTATGAAGTATACTTAGGAATTGGTAAAGAATTACATATAACATACGGTTACCAAGACGGATCTATGAGCGAAATACTTAAGTTTCGTATATATAATCCAACGTTTAAACTATTAGCTAACGGTACCGTTGAAATGACTGTACAGGCTGTTGGTACTGGTAATGAATTGTTAGAAAGTAATGCATTGGAAACGACTAAAATTGTAGAGTTGAATCTTAGTTACGTAGCTGATTATGCCGGTATATTTCCGAACGTTACTCAACCCGTAACAACTATAGTAGACTATATAGATCATTGCGTTCAACAAGCTACTCAGACATTAAGTAGTACATTGTTTCAACCTGATGAAGGAGGCCGCGGCCCAGGAGAAGTTTTTGTTGATGCTGGAAAATATCCTAAGGCCGGATTTGTAATTAAATCAATCGATGATGACGTATATAAAAATAAAAACATAGCTTATCAAGATACTATGTGGACTGATGAATATAAACTAGTTTATGTTTCATTAGGATGGATTATTGCGTTATTCAATCGTTTTATTCAACCAGCGCCGAATGGATTAGTAACGTCATTTGAATTAGTTTGTAATGGTTCTGAAGAAGCTAAAGTAAAATTAGATTATCCAAACATAGGTAATTTACCTAGTGCAGACCCACTAACTATATTATTAACATATGGACAGGGAGACTTAACGGCTGATTACGCTACGTATACGACAAAGTATGTAGGTAAGGCTGCTACTGCAGTACAGGAAGCCGACGGGACGCCATTTGAAATATCAAAAGTGCCAAATATGTCAACGTTTAATTTACGTGACGGTGATCCGAACGGTATATTGATTAATCGCGATGCTATTAAAAGTATCTATTACGAAACCAATCCAAATGCAGATACAAAAGAAGATAAACGTAATGCTTCAAAAGTTTCTATCGATACATTTTTTCAAAAGCTGTTTAAACTTATAAAGGAAAATACAGGCGGAGCTATTGATTTATATTTAACAACTGATCCTGAAAATAAAGACGTTACTAAAGCTCGAATATTGGTTGTTAATGGAAAGCAGCCGGCTGAAAATGCAGTAACGCCGTTGAGTTTTGATATTGGCGATTATGCTACAAAAGAAATTTCGTTGGAATCTTCAGTACCAAAAGATTTACAAGCAACTATATTTGGAGCCGCGCCTGGCTCAGCCGAATCCGGTACTACAACTGGTCAGATCTTATCAGATAATTCTATACAAACGGCGATACTACCAACTGTCGATGATATAAGCGTAGCTAAGGCACGATGTGGTCAAGCAAATTTTGACCCAGAAAGTATCACTGCATTACGTGATTTAATTAAACGTGTTGTAGTTGATCAACCGCCGGCCGAAAAAGCTAAGTTTGGCACTGAACTATTACCACTGTCGTTAAAATTAAAACTCCATGGAACTGACGGGTTTAAATTTGGTGATACGTTAACTACTAATCTATTACCAAAAAAATATCGTACCGAAAAAAACGGAGCTCGTGTAGCATTTACATTGTTACGCTATACACATACGTTTTCTGGTACTGGACAAATATTATGGGAGACGGAAGTTGAAACTGCATGTCGTTTAATTGAAGCTAATAAATACTCAGGATAACAATGCCTAGACCTAGTTTATATACACCTAAAGAAAAAATACGTATTGGTTATACCGACGGACAAGAATTTGTCACGTTATCTTCACGTGAAGAGTATATTGGATTTTATCATGTTTATCCAAACGGATCCGTTTATTCAGAACGAAGTTATGATGTTTATAAAAGTGTAGAGTTATTAGAAGTATCGACAGCATATTTTAATGATCCTAACAATAAACGTTATACGGACATTAAAAAAGTTAAGTATGACAATTATATAACGCCTGTTTATTATTCTCCAACGCCGACGGCAGATGATTATCGAGTTGGAATTTTAAATCGTTATATTGTACAAAAACGCAACGAGCCGTATATTATAATCGAAGTTTCAAAAGAACAAATAAACACGTTGAACATTGTTAATACGCGCGGCATTGACGGAAATCTATATGTCGGAAAACGTATTGAGTGGTGTATAACGGGTAATCGAGAAGACGTAATAAAGTCTAACCTACGTATCCTAACAAATGCAGAAGATACTATTCCGGGAATTAGTAAATACTTATCAGACTTAACAGAATTTTTTAAGTAGCATTTGGACTTTTGAAAAATAGCACTTATAATTAAGTGATGTTTATTGAATCAGATCAAGATTTGCGGTATGTACGAGATGCATTACAGAGTGGTCCTAGTTTCTGGATTCCTGTTATTTCTGACCCATTTAAGCATTATACTCAGAATACCATAAGCTTTGTATACATATATAGTATTACAGAAGACACGGATTACATCATTCCGATACGTCATATTGATTGTATAAACATTAATATAGAACGTTTAAAGGAGTTGAGTAGTCCACATAGTATCTTTGTATTATCTAAGAAACGATTTCAAAATACATATGTCAAACCGTGTTATGACGCCGACCTTTTTGCTTGGTGGCATACCGGTCGTATGTTGCAATTAGATGAAACAAATACACCGGCACATGATATGTGGGGGAAGTGGTGGTACAATGAAACTAACACAAACGATTGGTTGCCAATAACACGTCATTTGGAACGTTGTCGTGCAATGCGTGATGTATTTATGTACATGTATAACAAGTATCCCGTTACCGAAGAGTTTCAAAACTATGAACGTCATATGTTAGACAATTGTCATGCTATTGAAACTAACGGATTGCGTGTTGATGACGTTGTATTACAAGAGCATTTCAATCAGCAATCTTCTCGAGGATTTCTGTATACAGAGTATAATCCATATACTAGTACCGGACGTCCTAGTAATAAATTCGGTGGTATAAACTTTGCTGCATTGAATAAAGATGACGGCGGCCGTGCTATGATTACAAGTCGATTTAATCGCGGTATGCTAATCGAATGTGACTTCGATGCGTTCCATATACGTCTTATTGCTAATTTGATAGGATATACGTTACCAGATGAATCTGTACATACATATTTCGGCCGTCAATACTTTGGTAAGACAGAGTTAACGGATGCTGAATACGAACAAAGCAAACAAATGACGTTCCATTTATTATATGGTGGTATTGATGCTGAGTTCGAAAAGATTCCATTCTTTGGTAAGACTAAACGTTATATTGCAGATTTATGGCGACAATTTCGTAAGGATGGATTTATATTGACTCCTGTATTCAAACGACCAATAACGCGCGATATGATTACGGATCCAAATGCCGGTAAACTGTTTAACTATCTGTTACAATCATATGAGACGGAACATAACATGGGTGTTATCAATGAAGTAAATACATTGTTAACGGGATATAATAGTAAGTTGATTCTTTATACATATGACTCATTTCTTATTGATTTTGATATTACAGACGGCAAGCAGTTAATAACAGAAATCAAACATACTATATCTGCAGGTAATTTTCCGGTAAAAATAAAGGCTGGCGTCAATTATCATAAAATGCAAGATATGACTAACAGAGTTTCCTAGATATTTATTAATAAAAGAAAACGTATGGCAGAATTACCAAAAGCTACGGTGCAAACAGTTATATCATCACAAGATAGTGTTATGCTACCAAGAACACTTACGCCGGAAATCGTTGACATATTAAACTCAGCAATTGCTGAAGAATATACAGCTCATTACTTTTATAGAGGAGCTGCTAACTGGTGTCAAGGTGTCGGCTATACAAAAGCAGCTGAGTTCTATACAAAAGAAGCAGCAGCTGAGTTAGAACATGCTGAAAAATTACAGAAATATATAGTCGATTGGAATGCAACTCCGTTATTACCAGCTATAAAGTTTAACGGCAACTTTGCACATTTAATTGACGTTGTTAACAAATCATATGCTATTGAATATCAATTAGGTGATAAGTATATGGCTTGGACACGACAAATGTTTGATACGCATTTAATGACATTTAATTTCTTGCAAGGGTTTGTAGATTTACAAAACGATTCAATAGCCGAAATGTCTGACCTGTTAAATGCAGCACAACTAGTTGATGTTTCAAATAAATTAGATCTATTACACTATGAAGAAAGATACTTTGGTTAAGACAGTTGATCTAGATGCTATACTACAAACAGACTCTGTACAACTTGTAACAGAACCTGAAGTGATTGTGGAATCAGTCATCGAGTCGCCAACACGTACGATTTCAGAGTCTGAATACGATGAAATAATACACGAGTGGTTTTATCGCTTACCAAAAGGGTTTGCTGAATCTCCTTATACAGACGCAGAATACGCAGTATTGAATGAAATAATGGTAGAACGCGGCTATGATCCATTAACGTCATCTGTTATGCAATTGCAATTAGAATTAAGTGCTATTGATGACGTAGAAGAAGATGAGGCAATACTATCCGAAGCAGTAATGACTAAAGATGAGTTGATTGATATTATTAGATCTACGGAATTGCCTGATCAGGTATTACAATATATTGCACGTCAAATTGATAGTCTATCGTCAGAAGCGGGTGTTATAGAAATACTTAAAGAAAAAGGTTATGATGACCAACACAGCAAGCGTATTTTTGATAAAGCAGTTGAGTTAGATAGTTATAATGAATTGCGTGACTATTTAACAAATCCTAAAAAAGCTATACCGTTTTCTAAGCTTGGTATATCCGGTAACTTAAATTCTATACTACCAAAAATTGGATTATCAGATGCGTTTGTAGATTGGTTGTTTACATATAAACCGACGATCGGCGGTGTTAATTCAGGTAACGCTGAAAATTTACTACGTGTGATTTTAAAGGGCGGACATATTCCTAACAAAGGAGATGTTGGTACCGATAAATTTGACGTAGAAATGAAAACATCGAAAAAAGATAGCGGGTTTCGTTTTACAGGACAATCTGGTTACGGCACGGGATTAGAGGTTTCGACATTTATGTTTGAAGCTATAGCTAGATTATACGGTAAAGATTTACCAGAAGACTTTCCAGACCTTAAGGGTAAAAACGATACACGTCTTCAGCTATATTATGATGCTAATAAAGAGTCTTTAGCAGATACATATATTAAAGATTTAATTAAACGTAAAAAGATTACTAAGAATCAGGTAGCCAAGTTATATGCAGCTGCGTTGCAACGAGCATATAAAAATTATAACGGCGACATGTTAGGTGACGTTATATTACCTTCCATAGACAATTTTGGAAAATTAAATACAAAAGAGTTCTTTCCGAGATTAGCTGCTTTAGAATTTAGATACTATGCCGATGCTGAAGAATGGGGTGCATTGATGGCAGTTAATGAAAAGCGCGATTATATTATTTTTGATAAGAATGCTACAATTGAAGAGTTAGCTAAGATTTTTAAAACTCGTTTTAAACTTTCCGCGCCAAATACAAAGCCTAAAGCTACTGTACAGGACTCTCGAGTTGGAATAGAATATAGAGGATAAATGTGAAACCACAATTATTATGCACATTTGCACATCGTAAGGATCTTGATATTATCACAGATTATATCATCACGTCCTATACGATCGTGGAGCGTAGATTGTTTGTATTTTCGGATGCAGATGTTCGTAATGATTTATACGTAACGTATAATGTAGATACAGCAGATACAAAAAGAATACCAAATACAATACTAATACATCGCAAGAAAGAAACAAATACAATGTATACCGTTAACGCGCTTAACACAATTATACGTGAAGCTAATAACGGCGTACTAGATAAAACATATGTTATAAATTGGTTAACGTACCGTAACAGTTTAGTATTAACTAACGGCGATGGGTTACGTCATATACATTTACAACTATTTAAAAGGATTGATATATAATGGCATACAGAATAGTAGCTAAGAGCCCAGAAAAACTTGATGATATCCTAGCGGATATTAAAGAATGGTTTGCAAACACGAAAGACTATGTTTCAAAGTTCGAAACAGAAAAACGTAAATTTGCTGATCCAGCAACCAAACAAATCGTTTCAAAAGACATTGATGTTATCTATGTTAAAGACATGGCTACAAAAAAAGAGACTAAGATAATGCTTATTCCTCTTTTAAAGCCGGGTGAAATGAAAGTTGAAATGGGCGGCGAAAATGAGCATGTTATGAAAGGTAAGATCAAAAACATGATGAAAGGTCGTGGTGATTTTAAGACTTATAATAAGGATACACTCCGTAAAATGGAAGCTGTAGAAACATTACGTAACATGGTTCGTGAAGAAATAAAGCGTATCATAAAGCAAGGTTAATCATTCGGTTAGCCTTGCTTTTTGTATATTTATATAAGAATAACAAATAACAATTGAACAAACTTTTTTTACTTTTCCTTAGGAATTTAGAAAGAACTTACTTATACTTATCAAGTAAATTAAATAACAAATAACAATTAATTAAAGGTTAAAGATGGATTTAGAAGCAATTAAGAGAAAACTTAATCAGTTACAAAATCAGACAAAACGTCAAGATTTTCTTTGGAAGCCTGAACCAGGCAAACAACAAATCAGAATTGTGCCATATCAGCACAACAAAGACAATCCGTTCCAGGAATTGTATTTTCATTACGATCTAGGTAAAAAGAATTTCCTATCGCCAATTACTTACGGCAATCCTGATCCAGTAGTTGAATTCGCAGAAAAACTAAAAAATTCTGGTAATTCAGATGAATGGAAACTAGGTAAGAAGCTAGAGCCGAAGATGCGTTGCTATGTACCGATCATTGTACGTGGTAAAGAATCAGAAGGTGTTAAGTTTTGGGGCTTTGGTAAAACCGTATACACAGAACTATTAGGTTTTTGTGCAGACCCAGACTATGGTGATATTACAGATCCAATGAATGGTCGAGACATTGTAGTAGAATTTTCTCCAGCGGAAGGAGCAGGTTCATTCCCTAAAACTGCAATACGTGTTAAGCCAAACACGACACCATTAACGACAGATAGAAATATTGCTGAGAAAGTTGCACAGCAACAAGCAAATCTATCAGAAGTATTCAAAGAGCCAACTTATGATGAGTTGAAAGAAGCTTTAGAAACTTGGTTGACGGGCGATACATCTACATCAGAAGAAGAAACATCAACTGCTAGTGCACCTGCATCTAGTGGTGGGGTAAGGCCAAATGAAAGCTTTATGGACGGTGTTAATTCAGTAGATGATGTCGGAGCCGCATTCGATGAATTATTTAACTAATCTTTAAAAGGAGTTACAAATGGCGGTATCTAAGAGTGAACTGTCCGATGAATTAGCTGGCGAATTAGCTAGTAATCTTAACAAGAAGTTTAAGGGCTCCGGTTATAAGACTGCATACTTTTTGGAGGGGGATGAAGATTCCCCTTCAAATGTATCTGGTTGGGTTGGTACTGGATCTAGCATGCTAGATTTAGCTATCTCAAATCGTCCACATGGAGGATTTCCAATTGGTCGTATAACCGAAATTACGGGTCTTGAAGCATCTGGTAAGTCTTTATTAGCAACGCATGCTTTAGCTGATACGCAGCGACAAGGCGGTTTAGCTGTATATATTGATACAGAAAGCGCTGTTAGTAAGGAATACTTAGAAGCAATCGGTATTGATTTAAAAAAGATGTTATATGTTCCGTTGGAAACAATGGAAGATATATTTGAAGCTATTGAATCAATCGTTGAATCTGTTCGTAAATCAAACAAAGATCGTTTAGTTACAATTGTAGTTGACTCAGTAATGGGCGCATCTACTAAAATTGAAATGGCAGCTGAGTTTGATAAGGATGGTTGGGCAACTAGTAAAGCAATTATCTTATCAAAAGGTATGCGTAAGATCACTAATATGATTGCGCGCGAAAAGATTTGTTTATTGTTTACAAACCAATTGCGTTCTCGCTTAGGTGTAAGTTTTGGTGATCCATGGACTACATCAGGTGGTAAAGCTATTCCATTCCACGCTTCAGTTCGTCTACGACTTAAGTCTGTAGGACAAATTAAAGCTAAAGATTCAAACGGCGTAGAACAGATTATTGGAATTAAAACTAGAGTACAAGTAATCAAGAATCGTATGGGTCCACCCCTTAAGTCAATTGATTATGACATTTACTTTGAATCGGGCATTGATAATTACGGTGGTTGGTTAGAAGTAATGAAAGAGTATAAGCTAGTAACGCAAGCCGGTGCTTGGTATACATATACTAAAGCTGATGGCAAAGCTGTAAAGTTTCTTTCAAAAGATTTCCAAGGAACGCTAGAAGCTGAACCGGCGCTAAAAGATGAAATTTACAATGCAATTTGTGAAGCTTATATCTTTAAGTATCAGTCTGGTGCCATTGGTATAGACGACATTTCGATTGATGAAGATTTTGTAAGTGAAGAATCATGAACCCAAAGTATTTAGAACTATTTAAACAAGTTACATCAGAACATGAACAAGCTCAAAGCGAAACAGCTGAGAGTAGAATTCTTGTTATAGATGGACTAAATACATTTATTCGCGTCTTTTCAGCAGTACCTGCTTTAAATGACGACGGTGAACATATCGGCGGTGTAACGGGCTTTTTAAGGTCCGTTGCATCTGTCGTTCGCCAACTGAAGCCAACGCGTTGTATCATTGTATTTGATGGTAAAGGCGGTTCGGCTAAACGTAAAAAAATGTATTCTGGTTATAAAAGTAACCGAGCTGTAAAAACGGCATTTAATCGCTATCAGGAATTTGCTAATCTCGAAGATGAATCAGCATCGATGAAACGACAATTTGGTCGTGTAATTGAATATCTAGGTTTTCTTCCAGTAACTACTATAGCAATTGATAATGTTGAAGCAGATGATATCATTGCGTATATTGCTAATGAAGTATATACTGATGATAAACATAAAGTTACGATTGTATCTACAGACCGAGATTTTTTACAATTAGTAAATAATCGTATCAGTGTTTGGAGTCCAGTTAAAAAGATATTGTACACTCCAGAGGTGCTACAACAAGAAATTGGTTTACCGGCACATAACTATTTAATGTATCGCGCAATAACAGGTGATAAGTCTGATAATATTCCAGGCCTTAAGGGCGTTGGATTAAAAACACTTATCAAACATTTTCCAATTCTTCAGGAACAACGTGAAGTTGGTATTGATGAATTAATGACATATGCCGATACAGTACAAAAGAAACATAACGTTCATGAGTCGCTTTTAGCTAATCGTGAACAATTGGTCATGAATCATGAACTAATGCAACTTAAACAAGTTGATATTGCAGGTAATGCTAAACTATTAGCATTGAATTTAGTCCGAGAACCAGTACGTAGAACAAATGTGTATGAGTTCAAAAAGATGTTTATGTTAGATAAGATGTATACGACAATTAAAGACGTTGATTCTTGGCTAGCATCTTTTAGTACACTAAATGCTCATACAAGCATTTGATTTTTTCAGAAATTGTTAATATAATAATTGCATGACAGACCGTTTATCAAGCTATGGATATGCCTTTCAAATTAAAGTCATTACGGCTTTGATGACCGATAAAGGCTTTTTACAACAGATAGCAGACATACTATCTCCAAAATATTTTGAAAGTGAAGCTAATGAATGGATTGTAGATACTTCTTTAGAGTACTTTAAACAATACAAGACATCGCCTACTTTAGAAGTAATGAAAGTTAAACTTCAAGAAGTAGATAATGATGTATTAGTAACACAGATTAAAGAACATTTAAAAGATGCTTGGAAATATACAGAAGCATCAGACTTAGATTTTATAAAACAGCAAGCTTTAGACTTCTGTAAGAATCAAGAAATCAAAAAAGCAATTATTGCATCAGTTGATTTGCTTAAAACTGGTCGTTACGATGACATTAAAGCAAAAATAGATGCAGCTTTAAAGTCCGGCGGTGATAAAGATATAGGTCATGACTACATGACTAGTATCGATGAACGTTACGCGGAGTCAGTACGCGATACACGAGAAACGCCATGGGACATTATCAATGAGTTAACATCGGGTGGTTTAGGTAAAGGTGAGTTAGGAGTATTCGTAGCTCCAGCTGGTATTGGTAAGTCATGGGGTCTTGTAAATATAGGAGCACATGCTCTTAAGAAAGGACTCAATGTTATTTACTATACTCTGGAATTGAATGGAGCATATGTCGGCTTACGCTTCGATAGTGTTATAACTGGTATAGCAAATCAAAACTTAAAACATTACCAAGATCAAGTTAAGGAAGAGTTAGCAAAACTAACTGGTAACCTAATCATTAAGTACTACCCAACTAAGACATGTTCTGTAATGGGCTTGAGAGCTCATGTAGAAAAATGCATAATGCAAGGTATTACTCCAGATGTTATTATTGTTGACTATGCTGACTTGTTACGAGGACATGGACAAGAGAAACGTCATGAACTAGAAGGTATATATGAAGACCTTCGTGGTATGGCAGGTGAATATGGAGTGCCAATTTGGACAGCATCTCAAGCAAACCGATCGGCACTTGAAGAAGATGTTATTGGAGCAGAGAAGATTGCTGAATCATATGGTAAAGTGATGGTTGCTGACTTCGTAATATCACTATCTCGTAAAGTAACAGATAAATTAGCTGGTACAGGTCGTTGGCACGTAATTAAGAATCGTTTCGGACCTGACGGTATTACATTGCCTAGTAAGATGAATATGTCTAATGGACAGATTAACATATACGCAGAGACATCGGTGCAAGGCAAGGATACTAAAAAGCAAATGGAAAATGGAAATGAACTAGCACGTAAGATGATAGCTCAAAAATACAAAGAAATTCAAACAGATGACTTTGGGTAAAAACTAAATGTTTTCGTATAAAAATCGTTATGCTCGAATACCTCGACGTATATTTATATGCGAAAATCAAATGAAAATGTAACTTTTACGGGTTACATTTTTTTACTCTATAACAAAACAATATTAAGGAAACATGATGGACATTTCGAATCGGATACTATCCGACATTACCGTACACATGAAGTATGCTAAGTATATCCCGGAACTACAAAGACGCGAAACATGGGAAGAACTAGTTACTCGTAACAAAGAAATGCATTTAACGAAGTATCCAAACTTAGCAGATGAGATTGAAGCTGCATATAAGTTTGTGTATGATAAG